CGCTCTGAGATCATCACAGACGGTCGTATCCTGTTGCTTGACCACAACGGTGCTGTGGATACTGATGAGTTGTTCTTGAAGCTCCGTGCGATGGTCAAGGGTAGCGGCTGTGATGTTGTCATCATTGACCCACTGCAAGCGGCTGTCACTAGCAACGACAACGGCACGATTGACGAGTTCATGGATCGGTTGCTCAAACTGGCTAAAGAGACTGAGGTGTCCATCATTGTGGTTAGCCACATGAAGAAGCCTAGCATCACGAATCCTCACAACGTCAACGAGTACGACTTGAAGGGATCAGGTTCAATTAACCAGATCGCTTTTAATACGATTCTGTTAAGCCGTGACAAGATGGCAGAGGATGAGTATGCACGGAACAGCACACAAGTGCAGGTCGTCAAGTGTCGTCGCACAGGCATCACCGGCTCAGCAGGTTGGTTGTACTACAATGGATTAACTGGCAGACTAGAACGTGGAGAGAAGCCAGAAATTCATGAAGCAAACAACATTGAGGAGTTCTAATGCAGTGCGTGTGGGATATTGAGACCAACGGCCTCAAGCCAACTAAGATATGGTGCTTATGTGCTATCAAGGGTGACAATATGTACACACTTGAGAACCCAACGAAAGAGATGGTTGAAGAACTATTCTCTGACGTGACGGTACACATCGGTCACAACTTGATTGGTTATGATATCCCTGCTGTTGAGAAGATCCTAGGTGTCCAATTAACTGGACACGTTACAGACACGCTTGTTCTGTCACGGTTATACAATCCACAATTAGAGGGAGGACATTCACTTGCCGCATGGGGCGAGCGTCTAAACTTTCCAAAAGGAGACTATCATGATTGGTCTGCGCTTACGCCAGAGATGGTGGAGTATTGCAAGCAAGACGTTAGCGTTACTCAACGACTATACGAGAAACTCAGTGGGCTTCTTAGTGAGTTTGGAGATAACAGCATTGCTCTTGAGCACTCAGTACAACGTGCAATTACAAAGCAAATCCAGAACGGTTGGCTCTTAGATGAGCGTAAGGCTACTGACTTAGTAGCAGAACTAAAGGAGAAACAATATGATCTTGAAGAAGCCGTACATGAAAAATTTCGTCCGCTACCTACGTTCATTAAAGAGATCGTACCTAAGTACAAGAAAGATGGTTCGCTTTCTTCAGTGGGACTCAAATTCTTGGGCGACAACTGGACGCAAGTAGGCGGCCCCTTCTCTCGCATTGACTGGCCTGAGTTCAACCTAGGATCTCGACAGCAGATCGGGAGGTATCTTAGGCTCTTTGGTTGGAAACCAGAGAAGTTTACGGAGACTGGTCAGGCTATTGTCGACGAGAAGACATTGGAAGCTGTTACTGATATACCTGAGGCTCAACTTATTGCGGAGTATCTCATGGTTGGTAAGAGGATCGCACAAGTCCAATCATGGCTTGACGCAGTCGAGGATGACGGTCGAGTCCATGGACAGGTCAACGCAATCGGAGCAGTCACAGGACGTATGACACACAGCAGTCCTAACATGGCTCAAGTTCCTGCCGTAGGAGCACCCTATGGCTAGGAATGTCGTGCCTGTTGGATTGTACCAGAAGGTCACAAGCTCGTCGGTGTGGACGCTTCAGGGCTAGAACTTAGGATGCTTGCATCATTCATGAACGACAAGGAGTATACTAATGAAATCCTTAACGGAGACATTCATACAACAAATCAGCGAAATGCAGGATTGTCTACACGATCTCAGGCAAAAACATTTATATACGCCTTCTTATACGGAGCAGGAGACGCTAAAATCGGCTCTATTGTGGATGGCAGTCAGAGGACTGGAGCGAGACTTAGACAGCGCTTTCTCGACAATACTCCCGCACTTGCAGAGCTTAGAGAAAAAGTCTCCCTCGCCTCTCAACGAGGATACCTTAGAGGACTGGACGGACGATGCCTTCACATCAGAAGTGAACATTCTGCCCTGAATACACTCCTTCAGTCTGCCGGGGCAGTCGTCATGAAGAAAGCTCTAGCAATCTTCACAGAGTATGCTCCTAAGTGGAATCTGACGTACAAGCTCTTGGGGTCAATCCATGATGAATACCAGTTAGAGGCTCCTGAGTCTCAGGCTGACAAGGTTGGTTGGCTGATGGTTGAGTCCATCAAGGCCGCAGGTGTACAGCTTGACCTCAAGTGTCCTCTGGATGGTGAGTATAAAGTGGGCAACAACTGGGCAGAGACGCATTGATGCCTAAGCATTTTTGTGATATAATAGTGGTTTACATTGGAGATTAAGATGAGTAAAACGATATCTACAGTAGAAGACTTTGAGGAGCGTTTGTCAGAGCTAACGATAGGAACTGATAACGTACAACAACTGATGGACTTTGTGCGCTTACTTGAAAAACGCTACGTATGGCAATCTCAGCGTTGCAACGTAGCGGCTAATCTTCTAGGTCATAATGTAATCAACGAATGCATGATGGAAGAAGATGATGAATAAATCAATTTACACACTGGTAGACGACATCTACGCACTCATGGAGAACCGTAATACTCCTAAGGACGTAGACGTTGATGCGGAGATTGAACGCTTTGGTGAGGCCATGAAAGACCTCATGAAGAAAGAGTTCAAGCCACAAGGTATGCGTGATGGGCGTAAGCTCAGACTGTCTGCCATTGGTAAGGATGATCGTCAGCTTTGGTATTCTGCTAACAAGTACACTCAGGAGAAACTCAAGCCGCATACTTACATCAAGTTCATGTACGGGCATATGACAGAGGAGCTTATTCTGTTCTTGACTCGTATGGCAGGGCACACCGTGGAAGACCAACAGAAAGCCTGTGAGGTCGAGGGTGTCCGTGGCTCTATGGACGCTCGTGTTGATGGTCGGTTGATTGACGTTAAGTCAACCTCAAGCTATGGCTTCAAGAAGTTCAAGGACGCTACGCTTGCGTATGACGACCCCTTTGGCTACGTTGCTCAGTTAAAAGCATATGCCCACTCTGAGGGCGACACCAAGTATGGTTGGATTGCGATTGACAAGCAGAATGGTCACTTGTGCTATCTTGAGTATGACGAGACAGACACAAAGGCACCTGTGTACTCAGCGATTAACTACGATATTGCTGAGCGAGTACGTCACGTAAAAAAGGTGGTGGAGCTTCCAGAACCTCCGTCCTTCTGTCACGAGCCCGTGGACGATGGGAAATCTGGAAACAAAAAGCTCGCTACGGGTTGCTCGTACTGCGGTTACAAGCTCCATTGTTACCCATCCTTAAGAGGCTTTGTGTACTCTACTGGGGTAAGATTTTTAACAGAGGTAGCCAACGAGCCTAAGGTTCCTGAGCTACAGTTAAAACCGCTATGACAGGTGACCTATTCCCTGATTTGGAAATGCCAGAAGTCGGTGAAGGGATTGTATGTATTGACTGCAATACCCTTCAGCCTACTGATCAATTTCAGCATATGCCATCAGGGGAAATTAAACGGAAATGTAGAACGTGTGCAAGAAATCAATCGGCTTTGGTTAAACAGCTAAAAGCTCAACATCCATATCCAGATAAAGACTACACTTGCCCAATATGTTCTCGCCACTTAGACGAGGTCAGTAAGCACGGACAGCAGAAGTTACAGAGTTGGGTCTTAGACCACTGCCACGATACGGAGACATTTCGTGGTTGGCTCTGCTTTAACTGCAACAGCGGCTTAGGCCAATTTAAAGACAACCTACAGCGGCTCCAACGAGCCGTACAATATTTGGAGAACCATAGTGGCCAAGAAGAAAGGTAAGCCGCCTAAGGGCTACGATAGTTGGTTTGAATATGAGTTACACACAGGTGCACTTAAGAAGTGTGAATACCACACAGGTCTGGTTCATTACACACAGGAGAAAATATACGAGCCTGACTTTGCAATAGGAGACTTCCTGATAGAGGCCAAGGGTCGCTTCAGGGACTCTGAAGAAGCACGAAAGTATGTAGACATACGAAAGAGTTTAATATTTGAAGAATTGGTGTTTGTGTTTTATCACCCAGACACCCCAATGCCAAGAGCACGGAGACGAAATGATGGGACTAAGTTCACAATGGCTGAATGGGCTAACAAAAATGGTTTTCGGTACTACACTGTCGAGACCGTTACTGAACTTCTTAAGGAAGCGAAAGTATGCTAACATTTACCGACGTGTGTGACCGCTTGAAACAACAAGACGAGATCAGTGTCCTTGAGGTGCTTGAGATCACCTCAGATGAACTGGTCGACCGTTTTAACGATAAAGTAGAAGCTAAACTAGATTATTTTTTGGAGGACTTAGAAGATGAGTCGTAGATTTGATAGTGTCTTTGAAGATGAAGACGGCAAAGCGTATCTGACGTTTGAATATCGTAACTGTGGTAAGACTGTCACATTGGATAACAAGTATGATTATGAAGTTACTTGGAATGAAATCCTAGAAGATGTCGTACAGTGTCTTGAGGGTCACTATGGGTATTCGTTTGATTTAGATGAGTTCAGTATTTACACAGGAAAGAAGAATGAGCGATCTGAGTGAAATGGCTCGTGAGTATCAGCTTGGTGGTGATCATTACACTGCCAAGAAGATACAGCCTTGGGACGCAATGGAATGTTGGATGTCTGAGGAGCAGTTTAAAGGATTTATTTTAGGTAATGTTATCAAGTATATGGCGAGGTTTCAGGAGAAAGGTGGTAAGTTAGACTTGCAAAAAGCTAAACACTATCTGGACAAGCTCATAGAATTGTGGTAGAATAGTGGGTTCGCCCTTGTGGTTTTGCAAGGGCAACTACACAAGAAAAATACTGGAGAAGTGAATGACAAACTACCTAGGGATAACGATTGATTATGAAAGAGATAATCGCCTCAGTGACCAAGCAATTAAACTCATGCGGGATTACTATATGCTCGAACATGAAAACTCCCCTCAGGAGGCTTTTGCTCGTGCTAGTGTGGCCTATTGTGGCAATGACCTCGATCTTGCACAGCGCATCTATGATTACTCTAGCAAAGGGTGGTTCATGTTTGCGAGTCCTGTCCTCAGTAATGCCCCAGAACCGAATGGAAAGGTTAGTGGTTTACCTATTAGCTGTTTCCTTACTTACGTGGGGGACAATCTTGATAGCCTTATTGAACATAATGGAGAAGTAGCATGGCTTTCCGTAAAGGGCGGAGGTGTGGGTGGGCACTGGTCAGACGTGAGAGGGATCAGCGACAAAGCTCCGGGCCCGATCCCATTCATGAAAGTAGTAGACGCTCAGATGACAGCGTACAAGCAGGGGAAGACACGGAAGGGAAGCTATGCGGCGTACCTAGACGTAAGCCATCCTGATATTGAGGAGTTTATCTCCTTCAAGGTAGCGACTGGTGGTGACATCAATCGGAAATGTTTTAATCTTTTTAATGCAGTAAACCTCACTGATGAATTTATGGAGAGTGTAATTAATGACGCAGAATGGAACCTTATCGACCCAAGCACAGGAATTGTTAGAGATACAGTCAAGGCTCGCAAACTTTGGCAACGAATACTTGAAGCTCGCTTCAGAACTGGCAGTCCTTACCTTAACTTTATCGACACAGCCAGACGAGGTTTACC